AAGGTAGGAACTTGGTCTGGAAGTGCTAACTTTAGAATAAAGGTTCCAAAAGGATTTAAAGCGATCGACGTAAGTGAAACTATTAACAAAGGGGAGGCAGAAGCCATCCTGGCGCCTGGAACCTCCCTCAGGATCACTAGTATTAAAAAGAACCACCAATACTTTGATTATTATATCGAATGCGAGGCATTCTAATGCAGCTATTTCACAGCACCGAAGAATTAAACCACCACCGAGTCGAAAATACTATCCATGTCGCAAGAATGAATGGCTTTGACACCATCCAAAAGGAAGAAGACGGCCACACCCTTTGTGGTAAACATGGTACCGAGGAGCTGGTAGATGTCTATCCAGATGGTTCGTGGGAATTTGAGCATAGCTACGATGAAAGAGAAGGTGGGGCATCTGCACCATCCGGCACCTCGGCAACCTTCCTCGGAATCTACTTTGCGAATGCTGACCTTTATGTAGAAACAATGGCTGGAAATAATGAGTAGAAAAAGAGTTAGCGTACAGCGAATTGCCGATAAGCAAAAAGAAGCTGAAGCAAAGCTAGTTAAGACCGCCGAGGTCAAGACCGATGATAGCTTTGTCAATTTCGAGCATAATCTAGGTATCTCCGCCAATAACGCTTTATCCACAGCAACCTATGGATTCAATCCAATTACCCGTCAAAGGACGCTTTTGGAATGGATTTATAGGGGTAGTTGGTTGGGTGGGGTCGCTGTTGATGTTAAAGCCGACGATATGACTCGTTGCGGCGTTGAGATCCTCGGGGAGCTTCCTCCTGATCAAGTTCAAGCAATGGAAGAAGAATCCATCCAGCTTGGCATCTTCGAAAAGCTTAATGAGGCTTTAAAGTGGGGATATCTCTATGGTGGGGCACTAGCTGTCATTCTTATCGATGGGCAAGATAACGAAACTCCCTTACGTCTAAGCACCATCCGGAAAGAACAATTTAAAGGCCTCCTGGTTTTAGATCGCTGGATGGTAGATCCCTCCCTTTATGATTTAATTACTGACTATGGTCCGAACCTCGGCTTGCCAAAGTATTATCGTGTTACCGCTATGGCACCTGCCCTAGTCAACCAAAAGATTCATTACAGCAGGGTGCTTCGCTTTGAAGGCGTCAAGCTCCCATATTACCAAAGGTTAATGGAGAATCTTTGGGGATTGTCGGTTCTGGAAAGAATGTACGATCGCATGATCGCATTTGACTCGGCCACCACTGGGGCATCCCAATTGGTGTATAAGGCTTACATCCGGAACTACAAAATCAAAGGACTGCGTCAGGTGGTGGCGGCCGGTGGCGATGCTCTTGCCGGGCTGTCTAAATATGTCGATATGATGAGACGCTTCCAAGGCATTGAAGGAATGACTCTCCTTGACTCTGAGGATGAATTCAGCTCCGACAGTCATACCGCGTTCGGTGGGCTTTCCGATATCCTTTCCAGATTTATGGAGCAATGCGCAGGAGCCTTGCAGATTCCTTTGGTTCGCCTATTCGGTCAATCACCAGCAGGTTTTAGCACTGGCGATACCGACCTTCGCAATTATTATGATACCGTAAAACAAAGCCAGGAGCGAGACCTAAAAGTTGACATCACCAAGGTTTACCGGATAATGGCGGCATCCTTAGGTTTTCAATTACCGGATGGGTTTTCATTGGAATTCCGAAGCTTATGGCAATTAACGGATTCTGAGAAGTCCGATATAGCCAGTAAGAATATTGATACCATTTCCAAGGCTGAAGAGTCTGGCTTGATTGATAGGGCTACCGCATTACGAGAATTGAAGCAGCAATCCAAGGTTACTGGAATGTTTACCAACATTACTGGGGAACAGATTATCGAGGCGGAAAATGAGCCTCCTCCTCAGCCGGATGCCGAGGAAGAAGAACCAGCTCCACCAAGTTTTCCTTCCAAGGAATAAGTAAGCCATGCAAAAACAAACCAGACAGCGCAAGGCTAAACAACGATTTGCGGTGGCTAGTAGGTTAGAGAAGGAATATGAACGGAGCCTACGCGCGATCGTCGCCAATATAGATGCAATGATCAAGGGCTTGATGCGCAAGGATATGACGGCTGTAGAGGTAATGGCGGCTTCCTCCAAATTGACGCACATGCTCCAGCAGTACAGCAGTACTATCCAACCTTGGGCAACTTCCATTGTTGGGAAGATGGCGGCAAGGATTGATAAGACCGATGAGGCCTCTTGGGTGCAACTCGGTAAGCAAATGAATAGATCATTGAAGAAGGAACTCAATGATGCTCCAACCGGAAATATTTTAAGAGCCTTTATGGCGGAGCAGGTAAGCTTGATAACTAGCATACCGCAACAGGCTGCCGCCAGAGTACACGAGATGGCCCTCGAGGCCATTACCACCGGAGAAAGGGCTGATAGCATCGCCAAGAAGATTCTTGAGACCGGCAATATTACCAAGTCCCGAGCACGCTGTATAGCTCGGACTGAAGTTGCCAGAACGGCATCAGGCTTAACAATGGCCAGAAGCGAATTCGTAGGCAGCACTCACTATTACTGGCGAACTTGTGGTGATGGCGATGTTCGTGAAAGCCACAAACATATGGATGGAAGAATTATAGCTTGGGCTCAAGCGCCGGAAGTAGAACCAGGAAAACATTATCACGCTGGAATGATTTACAACTGCCGGTGTTACGCCGAACCCATAATTGATGAATTAAATAGGAACTAAAATGGCTCAAAATAAAACAACACCAATAGATAATCCAAATTTCCAATGGACACATGATGGCTTAGGTAATGTAACTGGCGTAGTTGGAAACTCGGGGAAGGTATCCTATTTACAGAAAGCAGCTCCTGTTGATGGCTTTATACCTGTTGCTGCTGATTTTAGACTGAAGATGACTGGAACCGGCGCTGTAAGCATTGATACTGTGGATAGCAATGGAACCATAGTTCTTAATGCTTTTGTGTATTCATTACCAACAGATATAGTAGTCAGCAACATCAAAGAATTCAAAGCTGAAACAGTTGTTGGTATAAAAATTACCGCAGCAGCCACAGCCACAGTAACGTACTTAGGATAAAGCCATGCAACAAATAAATTCAAAAGTCTCAGGAACAGTTGGCTCAATTACCAGACGGCCTCTTTTAGTTCCAAGTTATATGGGCACTGGTTCTATTACAGCTACACAATCGGGGCTTCTAGTTACCGTCGATTTCGGAGGTGTTGCTCATAATATCGACAGTACACCAGCTGGCCTTATCAGTAATGTAAACACAGATGTATTTTTGAAAGTTACTTCTGGGGCAATTATTGGTGATGCAGGTGGATCAGAAGTATATAACAACATTACAGTGACCAGTCCTACGCAGTTCACATGCCTATCAAGAGTAAGTGCAACAGTTTCTACTCCACAAGCCGTTACTCAAAGTCTTTCAGCTTTCAAGCAACATCCCACTAGTGGCGTTACAATTCCTGCAGGTACGTTACAGATTGGGTCAGCTGTTAAACTGACCGCATTAGTTTTGACTCCTACTGGGGTGGTTGCTACCAGAAATATAATGCTCCAAGGAAGTACCTTGGCTTCATCTAACCAAGGCGCACCATTCTGGAATGATACATCAGCTGTAGTAACCCGTGTTATTACTCGTTTAATAGCCGTAATAAATATTTTAAGTACGGGAAGTGACCCTACTTTTACTTTATTCGATGGTACTGTAGGAAACTCAACGACTTCACAAGTTAAGTTTAACTCTGGTCAGAATATGGATGTTGCAAACTCAATAACCTTCTGCCATTACATAAACTTTAACAGCGTAGCCTTAAATGACTATGCACTTTTACTTCCTGTTATCGCTGAGATACTGGCATGATCTCCTATGTCCCACAATTAGAAAAGGTCACTGAACCTTTACTTAAAATTAATACGACTATACCAGCTGATTATGTTGGTATACATGCAAGCCATTGGCCCATTAATCAAAGAGGTTGGTTATCCAGAACAGCTTCAGGAACTATTAACCAAAATACAATCACACTTAGCGCAGCAGATGCCTCAATACCAAACGGTGCTTATGTTGTAACCAGAACAGCAGCCGGAACTGCTATTGGGGCGAAGGTAACCAATAATGTAGCTGGTGTATTAACGCTCGATAAAGTAAATGTTGCTACATTTGCATCGCAGACCATTGAAATTCATGGCACAGGATTAACAGAAAGCTTAGGTGCTATTGACGCATCTCCTAGCGGTATGAATTACAACTGGTTTAGGACTCATGATAGTAGCTGGGGTCATTGGTGTGACCATAACCCTGCACCGGGAGTATTCTTCTGGAATAATCCAGACCTAATTTACAACCAGTTAGTTTCAGAAGGGAAAAAGATACTAGCGACTTTGGTAGGTTGTCCTAGGTTTGCTTCAGCTCGACCACTAGAGGCGAACTTTTCTTATGGTGGTCTGGGGGGCGGCGCTGAGCCTGCAAACATGCAACATTGGGTGGACTACTGCCTAGCTATAGCATCGCGTTATCCTATGATAACGCATTATGAAATATGGAATGAGCCAAACCTTAATGCAGTACCGACTAAAATAACGACTGTAAGCACGAACACAATAACACTTGCAGAAGTTTTAAATGTAGCTTGTACTGGAACTTCGGGTGTTAACACAATAACTTTATCTTCTGGCAATGCTCTACTTGTTGAGAAGGGCGGCGCTGTAACGGGTACTGGTATTGCTATCAATGCTACAGTTTCTGGAAAGAAAGGCAATGTAATTACTTTGTCTGCTGTAAATGCAGGAACGGTAACTGGAAATATATCCTTTAAATCAACATCCACTGGAATTGCTGCAGGAAGCACTTTGATGAGTTCTGTCGTTCCAGTCGGAACTACTGTATCAAGTATTGCTGCTGACAAGTTTACAATAACACTTAACAATTCAGCTACGAGCAGCACAACCGTAACAGCTTCATTCCATACAGCGTCAAACCACTTTTACTCTGGCACGACTGAAAAACTATCTGAAATGATTAGATTGGCTTCACAAGCTATAAAATCAGTAAATCCATCAGCTAAAATTATGCTAACCACTGGAACTATTAAAACTTCCATAGGAACTTATTCAAATGCCGTAGTTACTTCGGATGGAACCACCACAACGGTCTATAGGAATACCCACGGCACCAATGCGCCAGATCGTATAATGATTACTAATGCTGGAAGCTTTAATACTCCTGCTGGAACTTATGATGTTGTAACTGATACGCCAAGCTCGCATATATTAACCATTGCCAGATCGACTCCGGTAGGTTCTAGCAGCTGTACTTTATTGCATAACGTAAGTACTTTCGAATCATTGTGTAGAGCTTCAGCATCTGGGTTCTCCTATCTTGGCAATGATGGTACTGGAACAAAAGCATTAGATTGGGCTGATATAATGGCGGTACACCCCTATAATGCCTTTAATACCAATACTGTATATACTGACC